AATTTTGCGCGGCGCCGCAGGATTTAATTTTCCGGTAGAGTCGGAATAAAGCGCCCGAAGCGCCGCTGGTAGTGGTGGGGGAGGGGCCATTTATTCCTCGTATTCTTGCCAGTTGTTGAGAAGGAGTTCCTTGGGGTCTACGGCCCACTCGGAGGGAACTGCTTCGGGGGAGTGGTACAGGATTGTGCTGTTGGGCTCAAAAATGTACCACTCACGTTCCGGTTTTGGTGTTACGTCGATGTGGTCGCCGGGAGGCCAGGAAGAGAAGCGAACTTTTTTGCCTTCGCGGAGAAGACAAATGGCTCCAGCGAACGTGTAGAAACGCTCGGCCATTCTTAGTCCTCCTCATCTGCCGGAGGTGCACTGTGAGAGTAGCCGCAGTCGATAAGCGCTATGTAGGCATAGATCAGCCCCGGGATGTCTGCGAAGCGGCCTTGGCGGGTGGCCTCCACAAGGCACTCTTTCACAACAGCCAGCAGTTGAATATCTCGCACTTCGTCGTCCATATCAAATCTCCCGCACTTCGTAGGCGATAGCCATATAGGCTGCGCCGTCCACATAGTTGTCTTCCTTCTCAGCGCCGGTGGCGATGCGGGCAATCTTCTGCAGGACGTTGAAGATTGCAACGTCGTGCGCGGAGCTGGTGCTTTGGCCGGTCTTTTCCCTGTACTCCTGGTAGACGGAAAAGAGGGCGCTGGCGCAGGCGAGGTTGACGCCGGGAGGGCCGTAGGAGGCGTCCCGGTCGCCGCACGTCAGGGTGATAGCGGTGCGAAGCACCTCCTCGCGGGCGGGAACTTCCCGCGGCACTGGTTTTTTGACGGCCATTTCTTAGTCCTCTATGGTGGAAACGGAGGAAAGCGCCTCCTGCGCATCGGCGGACGACTTGATCCGCTGATAGGTTTTAAGTACGTGCGAAGCGTCAACATCGAGGCCGAGGGCCGTGCTTGCGCCGTACTCGATTGCGACCTGAAGGGCGGTTCCGCCGCCGCAGGTGGGGTCCAGCATTGTGGTTGTGTTATCGACGGTGAGGGAGAAGAAGTGGCGGAGCATCTCCAAGGGTTTCTCCGAAAGGTGATGCTCTTTGGTAGTGGGGCCGGAGTAGCTGTCCGCTTTCAGCTTTGCCAGCTGGCGGTTGCCTCGGACGGCGAAGATCGCCACCTCGTAGGTGTGCCTTGGGAACTTGCGGACGTTCGAGGCAATTCCCGCGTTATCGCTCTTGTGCCAGATCAGGTTGTTGTCGTAGACGTCCCAGCCTGCGTGGCGGAAGCGCGCCTTCGCGGCAGCTTCGCTTTTCCCGGCACACCAGAAGATGCAGTGAGCGTTGTCAGCGATGAAGCGGCTCTGGTGCTGGAAGAAGGTTTCCAGAAGCTCGAGGTAGAGAGCAGGGCTGTCGTCGTAGCGCCCGTCGCCGGTGGCGACCCACTTCGAGGCCGAATTCTGCAAATTAGCGGAGTCCATGTTCAGGCCATAGGGGAAGTCGCAGTGGATGAAGTTGAAGCGCTGGCCGGTGTAGCGGGGAGCCCAGTGGCGGAAGTCCGCTTTCTCGGTGCGGAAGCCTTTGTAGAAGTAGGAGTCGGGCAGGGGCTTAGGCGCTGCTATCGGCGTAGCCGGTGGAGTTACTTTGAGGCTTGAAGTAGCGCCACCGGCCTTCGGCTCCCCTACCTCCCTTCCGGCATCTGCGACAACTGGGGCTGGCTCAAAGGGCTGCGCCTGCGGCGGCTGAAAAGGCTCGACCGCTGGTTCGTTCAGCATCTCCTCATTCAGAGAGTCCATTGCGCGGGCCGCGCGGGCCTTGAGAATATTGTAGACGGCGGAATACCCGCGCTGCTCCAGCAGGGCCGGTTCCTTCCTCACGGCTTCATGCACGGCGCACAGGATCGATACACTGGCTTCGGAAATGCCCAGCTCCAGGGCGACGACGGAAGAGGGGTTCTTGGTGAGCTTCACGTAGCCGTGAACGGCGGCTACGTACTCGGGCCACTCCAGCTGCTTCCGCTTGACATTCTCCTCGAACTCGAAGATCTGCCTTTCTCTCAGGGAAAGGGAGGAATAAATCCGGGCCTCGATAACGCGCTTGCCGAGAAGCTCGTGGGCGCGGAAGCGCCTTTCGCCTGCCACCAGCTCATACTTGCCCGGACCTATGCGGCGGACGATAACGGGCTGCAGAAGCCCATTGGCGGCAATGCTTTGCGCCAGGGAGGGCAGATCGCCTAAGTCTTTTCGTTGCCTCCCTTCCAGAACTGTGATTTCCGACAGATTGATAGTGAGAGTCTCGGCCACTTGTTATTCTCCAGAAGAAGGGCTTGGCAAAAAGAGAAGGGGAGGACCGAAGCCCTCCCCAGCAAAGGATTTAAACCACAGAGCCATAGCCAGAGCCATAGCCATAGCCATAGCCATAGCCCTCGCCATAGCCATAGCCATAGCCATAACCAGAGCCAGAGCCAGAGCCAGAGCCATCGCCAGAGCCATAACCATAACCATAGCCATAGCCAGAGCCCTCGCCATAGCCATAGCCATAGCCATCGCCATCGCCATCGCCATCGCCATCGCCACAGCCACAGCCAGAAAATCCCTCAGCGGTCCCTTGGAGGAGCTTTGCCATATTATCGCCCCTGCACTGGTGCGTTATGCCAAGCCGCCTCTGCTGTCGAGTCAACGGAAAACACTGCGGTAATTCCTACCAATGTTACCGATGGAGCTGTAGCCGAGATTTTGCAACTCTTGGTTGGTCCCTTTTCGGCTAGACCAAAGACTCCGCCGACATCCGAAGACCAGTAAAGACACATACGTGCCTTGGTCAGAGTGAGTTCTTTGGCCTGCGGATCAGAGGTATAGCCAAAGACGACTCCGCGCTTATCCGTACAAACCAGCACCGGAATATGTGCGCCAGTCGCAGACTGTGCCGCCGCTCCGCCGAACTTCGCAGCAATTTCCTTCAACTGTCCGTAAGTTAGATCGTCGATGTTCATTTTATGCTCCTGAGGGTGGGGTTGAACCCGGAGCTAGTTTTCCAGCTCCGGGCATTGGGTTAGTCTTCCAGCGGCGCAGTCTGGTTGATATTCACGCGCGGCGGGTTGGAGGACAGGTCGTGAGTGACCTGCACACGCAGAAGACGCCCGACGGCCTGCTGCAAGCCCTCACCGAGGGTCGCAGAGGTCAGATCGACCTTGAAGTGGTCTTCGACCAGCTGCCGGATGCGATATGCCGATTTGTCCGTGACAACCTGCCACGAACGGATCTTGATCGGCAGTTCGATACCCTGCAGGGCCTCCGGGTCGATCTCGATGCCCTGCTCCAGCTGATAGTCGAAGATGATCTGGTCATTGCCATTCTTCGTCTTCTGCTTGCCGGAAGTATCGACGCTGACCAAGCGGGCAACGTACCAGCCCGGAGGGGCCGACTTCGGAGCTTCGATCTGGGTGCCGGGGGTGTTAAGGATGGAAAGCATGTCAGTCATGTGAAGTTGTCTTTCGGTTGTTTAGTCGGTTGTGGGGTCGGGGCGAAGCCCCGTGCTCTAGTAGCCCCGAGCAAGGGCATCTTGCAGCTGCTGGATTGTGATAGCAGCTGCCTGATTGGGGCCGAGCTGTTTGGTTAGCTCGGAAAGGAACCAGCAGAGGGTCCGGCGGGAAAGGTTAGTGTCGTGCGCGGCGTCATTTACCGCTTGGAGGAGGGCTGCTTGGGACGGCTGTTCCATTGGGGACTCCGCGGAGAAGGGTGAAGAGCTTATCCAAGTCGGGGTCCATCTCGGGCTGGACCGCCGAAGGGCGCTCGGTCTTCAGGTCCACGTCGAAGGTGGACTTGGTGATGAGCCGGGGCTTCGTTTCCTTATTCACTGTTTTCTGCTCTACGAGCAGGGTGTTGTTGAAGTAGCGGGCAATCTTCGGTGCTAGCTTCTTGCCGATGGTGGAGATCATCAGCTTCTGCAGGCCACCGGATAGGTCGTCGGCCTGGCGCGTCAGATGGGCGGTGATGACTACGTTCGCCTTCACCGCTGGATTGTACAGGGTTTCAAGCACGTTCTCCAGGGCATCCTGAATGGCGCCAATATCCTGGATCTGGGGCTTGCCCCCCGGCCTGCCTGCCAGCTTCAGCACCGAGTTCTGAATGATGTTGGCGAGGAAGGAGAAGGAGTCGAGGACGATAACGTCTTTCGGACCCCAGGAGTAGATGTTGCCGAGGCTCTTGCCGTCTTCTTCCTTCCAATCGGCCAGGGCCTTGTTGAACTTGTCGAAAGCGGTGCCTTCGGGCTCAGCCTTGCCCATCACAAACACTGTCTTATCGTAGAAGTGCTTGATGAAAATGTTCTTGCGCCACTCAGGAAGAACGATTTTCGGGTCACGGAGAATTTTCGTGCCGTTATCGAAGTCGTAGATGAAGAGGCGGTGGCTGCGCGCCAGGGAGCCAATGACGCCGGTTTTCCCGGCGCCTGAGTGGCCGAGTAGAAGCGCCTTGATGGCGCTCCCCTCTTGGCCTTCGGCTTTAATGTCGTCTTCGAGGGAGGCCATTAATCGGCCTCCGGCCCGGCCAGCAGATTGAACTTGGCGTTCGCCTCGAAGTTCATGCGATGCTCGACCTCTTGCACGGCAAGCGTGAGCAGCTCGCTCTGCACGTTCTGGTAGGGGTAGCGGGAACCGGCCTGCACGGACCACTTACCGCCCTCGCCGGAGAAGATGAACTGGAGGATGATTGAGTGCTCGGAAACGCCGTTGATACTTTGCAGCGCTTTGGCTGCCAAACGGACGTATTCACGGATAAGCTGTTCCATCTCCAAGTCGGAGAAGTCAGCGAGATCAGGTTTGGTTGTCATGGTGGGGAGTCCTCTGTGGTGGTGGGGAATTAACGATTAATGTATAGCGCCGGGTGCGGCGGATTGCAAGAGAAAACGCTTCCCTTGCAACCAGTTTTCTTTCTACCGATCCTCGATCGGATTCCAGCGCTCGACCACGTAGACCTGACGCAGGATTGCCTCCCTAATCCCAGGGGGCTTCGAGCAGACTTCTCGGAACTCACAGCCCGAGAACTTGTTGCAGCTTTCCGTATTGTGCTGCCAGTAGTTGGCTACCGCCGAGCCTTCAAGCAGCTTCACCCAGAGAAGGGTGTCGTCCAGCCACTCTTCCAGGTGGGAGTTGACACGGTGAACAACCCTGCGCCCGAAACGTGAACTGTTAACCAGTACTTGGGCTCCATCAATAATAACGCCGGACAGCTCAGTATCAAAACAGATTTTGCCAGCCGTTGCATAGCCGCCGATCTGCGCAGAAAACGCGTAGCGGGCGTAAAACTCATCGTTCAGGGCTCCCTTGGAGTGCTTGCGCTCGACGGCGTAGGTGCCACCGGCATAGTCAGAAATTTTGTCGATGTGGCCGCAGTACACGTACTTGTCGTTGGTTCCAGAAATAGTTTGTGGAAGGTAAAAGCGGAAGGAGAGCTCCAATCCCACCTTCCCATTGCCAAATATGTGAGTCTTAAGCGGATCTCTTGCCCGATAATTCGCAGCGTACCAGACGATAGTGCGGACGAGCGTTGTAAGTGTTCGCGCAGTGTCATCACCGAAGCCTTTTTCTGCGAGGGAGAAGGCCAAGCGGATTGCGGCCCGTAGGGCAGTTTGCTCGTCCTCCCCTTTGACAATTAGTAGGTCGTAAAGCTCGACAACCGAGTGGTAGGCCCCGCCCCAGGCGAGGGGAGGGCGGATGCCTGGGGCTCGGTAGCCGCAGACAATTTTATAATAGTATTTCCGGGGGCACTCCTTATAGACGGAGAGGGAAGTGTTGTCCAGGGCGATCTGGAGGGAAGGCTTGCCGCCGTGGGCGGCGATCGAGGAGTGGAACTGGCCGACCTCAATCTTGTCGCCCGCGGGGACTTCGGCGCTCATAGCCCCAGATCTCCCAGGTCAATATCCTCGAGCCCCAGGGAGGCGAGGGAAATGTCGGCGCCCTCCATCTTCTTGCCTGCGGCCTTGATCTTGCTCCTTGGCGCCTTCTTGCCTTCTTCCTGCGCCTTCAGCACGGCTTCGCGCTCGGCGCGGAACTGCGTTATCAGCAGGTCGATCTCCTCGTCGGTGAGTTCGGTCGCGTTTTTTGCGAGAATCTCGGAGAGGACGCCGGGATTGAGTTCGTCCTGGATTTTGTCCATATCTGTCACTGAAGGGTCTCCTGTTGCTTCGCCAGAAGCCCTTCCTCGGAAAGAACCTCGATAATGGCGGTGGAAAGGATCTGGGCTTGCGGATGCTGCTCGAAGAGCCCTTCTTCGGAGGTGCTACGCGCTTCGGCCTCGGTAGAGGCGTAGCCGAAGGTGATGGTGTGAAGAGGCTGTGGGTTCTTTGGAACGAAGAAAACGGCGCTCCAGGCGAAGCATTTATTCACCATGGCCGACCTCCGGGTCCCTGTTGCTATCAAGCACGGCCTGCGCTTGCGCGTCCACCTCAAGCACCTTCCGGCGCATGGAGTTGATGATGAACTTCGAGCTTGCGCCGTGGTAGGGGTAGATTTTTTTGAAGGCCTGGTATATGTCGCGGGGAACCCAGGCGCTCACGCGGATGTGGTTAGAATTGTCGAGGCGGGGCACTTTTCTTCTCCTGAAGTGGGGGTGGAGCATTTAAGCTCTAGGGCCGAAAAAGGGGGCCGAAGCCCCCTCCCTCTGTGCGCGTAGCGCGCGATTACTCAGCCGCTTCGGCGTCGTAATCCTCGTCCGTCGGCGCGTCCGGCGTCAGGTCCAGCTCGCCAAGCACGTCGTCGCCGCCCAGGAGGCTCTTGCGCTCCGCAACGATGACTTCGGCCTGACGGCGGAACTGGCCCTTGGC